TTAAAACCACAGTTGTTGCTGATGTTTTTGTGTGGGATGCGGAGGGGCGGGGTCAACCTTGCCCGGTGTCATGATGAAACGTGCAAGCGTTTCATGCGTAACGAATGTGCACCCGCAATTAATGTTTTGACACTGATGATAGCGCTCTTTGGTTTCTTTGCTGAGATAGCGACTCGTACGAGCGTGAGCCGCTTCCATACAAATTGGGCAATGCATCATGATTTTTTATCCCGCCTCGCTTGCTGATATGAGCGCGATAATAAACCTCAATCTTACATTTGCAAGATTAATATTAAAAAATTAGTTTTTGGCTTGTCGGGATTCGATTTATTCATCTTCGCTTGCCTCATAATCTATGTCTGCAAGCTTAACCTCCAGTTCTAACGAGGTGGTGTAACCACTGCTGTTAAGCGCATGGGTCACTTTAGTAATTATCCACGCCTGATCGTCAATGATGCTTTTAAACCCTGACACCGCGACCGGTGTCTCGGGATAAAGATCGGCACGGCCAAGCGCCAGCGTGATGGAAAACTCCGCCACGCCGCGCTGTAACTTGTCCCATTTCGCCTGCGCCGCGCGCATCGCCTGCGCTTTTGTTGAGAAAACGGTCGTCAGGGCCAGGACGTTATCCGCTTCACCGGCCATATATTCGCCCTGGCGTGCTTCAGGCTCTTTCTCTTCCTTCTTTTTTGCGTTCGGATGCTTTGGGGTGCCCGCCTGCTGCGGCTTTGGCTTGCGCTTCACCTTCACTTTTTTCGGCTTCGGCTCTTTGGTGTGCAGCCACTGCGCCGTTACGCCGGTGTAAGCGCCCCGGTCAGCGATAGAAAACTGATGCCGGTCGCCATCACTGCGGGCGATGGTGACCTGCGGAATGGGTTTCCCGCTCGCGGTGAGCGCCTTACCGGCCTGGAGGAATAACAGTTTCCCGGATTTAACCGACACCTCGCCGCCGTTCCGGTCAGCGAGCCGCGTCAGAAATTTGATATCCGACTCCTGCGACTGGTCGATATGCGGGATCGCAATCCGGGCAAGCCCGGGTGCGACAGCCGCCTCCAGTTTGTTACGCGCCGCGATGGCTCCGACAATCATGCCGAGGGTTTTGTCATGCCATGACTGCTCACGGCGGGAATTGAGCGAGCCCCGAAAATCCGCGCTGCGGGCGCGGATGGTCACCGTATCAGGTGCGCCCCGGTGTTCGACCTCATCTACGGTAAACCGGCCTTTCCCGATAAGCGCCGACCCTTTCCACCCGAGCCAGAGTGACAACACTGCACCGCGCACCGGCAGCACAACCCGCCCGTCGGCGTCGTTAAGCTCAAGGTCGAGCTGGTCAGCCTCAAAGCCCCGGTTGTCGGTCATGGTCAGACTTATCAGGCGATCGCTGATGTTGCCGGTAATATCCTTGCTCTCGATTTTCAGCATAAAGGCCGGGGTGAGCGTGCTCCCCGGCGAGCTGTAAAGGGCGTCAGTCATCAGAACCCCAGCGACGATGTGATTTTAGTAGCGGCGTCTTTGGCCTTGCCGGCCAGTTCACCGGCCTGTTTATTCAGGTCGCCGTAAATGGCCGCGAGCGACTCATCAACACGCGTGAGCGCCAGAGTAAACGTGATTTTTCGCGGCGAGCCGTCCGTGAAAAACTCCGCGCCGGTCTCGCTGACGCTGTTGATAACGTACATCCCGTAAATCATCCCGTTGCCCGACAGGAGAGGCCACGCGCGCCCCTCTTCAGCCATCAGCCTGACCGCCGTCAGGGTCAGTTTGCCGCCGGTGATCTCCGGGTAAAGCTCACCACTGAGGGTGATTTTCTCCTCCCCGACGCCGAGAAACTGAAAGGCGTCACGCTTGCCGATGCGGCTGTTTGACGGCCAGCGATATTCTGCGTCCCGCTGCATGCTCTGAAAGGGCAGCGTCTGGCGCATGAATACGAAAAATCCAAGTGCGAGCATCATGTTATTTGTCCTCCTTATCCGTCGTGTCGCATGCTGGAGCGGTCACGGGCGCGCTTGTCCCGGTCGGCTTTCTCGATGGCGTCCTGCAACTGTCGCCCGAGATCGCCACCCGGCGCGCCGCCGTTATTCATCGTGATGGTGTAATTGCTCTGACGGTTGTCGACGTAGGATTTTCCGCCCGGCGCGGTCACCGGCTGATAAGCCTGATACCCGCCATAGTTCGCGGTCGCCGGGACATAGGCGCTTCCTGTATTCACTGCACCGGTGGTTTCCCCACTGCGGGCAGCGCTGACTTTTCCGGCGGTCTGGTCAATCGTGCCCGACTCCTTGTTAATCACGCCGAGCTTTTCAAGCACCCAGTCTATGCCCGCTTTCAGCTTGTTAAATGCATTGAGCGGCAGCATCAGCGAATCCGCCAGCGCCTGCCCGAACCGCTTGCCCACATCACGACAGGAGTCGAGTTGCTCCTGTGTGGACTTCACCGGCTCAAGCAGGTTTTTAAACCAGTCCCATGCGGCCTTAAGCTTTTCGCCCAGCCAGTCAAACATCGGTTTAAGGGGGGAAAACAGCTCCCCGACCGGGGCGAATGCAGCCTTAAGCCCCTCCATCACTCCCCCGAAAAAGGCGGAAATAGGCTCCCAGTATTTGCGGATGAGCAGCGCCCCGGCGATGATGGCAACCCCAATGGCGACAATCGGCCAGGTGAGCGCGCCGAGTACCGTCATGATCGCGCCGCCGACCACACTGAACACTGTCCCCAGCACGCCCGCTGTTGCAACGATGGCATTGATGCCGGTAATCACCGGCCAGACGACAAGACCGATACCGCCGAGCACCGCTATCACACCGGCAACCGCGCCGGTCAGCATGACGATTTTTGTCACCAGTTCGGGGTTTTTACCTGCCCAGGCATTTAATTTTCCCAGCCATCCGGTGACGGTCTGCGTCAGTTTGCGGACACTCTTGTCCATTTCCGCGAACACCTGAAAACGCAGGTGAGCAAATTCGCCCTGGAGTTTCGCCACATCACCCGACAGGTTGTCACGCAGTGTGCCGCCCATTCTTTCAGCGGCACCGCTGACCTCCCCGAGCTCGTTGCGTGTCCCGGCCAGTGCCGAAAGAAACTTTGGTATCTGGTCAACGGACAAATCTTCTATCGGCGTGCCAAAAAGCATGATGGCGGTGTTTGCCCGTTCTGCCGGGTCTTTTATTTTTAACAACCCCTTCGCCGTCTTCTGCATCGCCTGACGTGCTTTTTCTCCTCCGCTGGCGATGGCTGTCGACATTTTTGCCGCATTCAGGCCAATTTTCTTGTAAGCCTCGACGCTGTTTTTTGACATATCCGATCCGCGAATACTGAACTCTTTAATCGCATCACCGGTTTTATCGAGGGCAAATTTACCCTGGCGGGACATATCAACAAGCAGCGACATCGCCTCCGCGCCGGTAAAGCCCATGCTGCGGAAATGGGTCGAATATTCGTGAAGGATTTCCGGCAGTTCACCGCGCATCTGCGCAGAGACTTTCTGCATGCCCGAGACAAGCAAATCCATCGCCTCATCGCTGTTTGCAGCGAGACCATTTTTCATCATGATCGCCGCTATCTGGATGCTCTCGGGCACGTCATTCCCGAAAGTCGTCTGCATATCCAGTGCCTTACGGGTGATGCGGCTGAGCTCTGCCTCACCGGTTGCACCGAATGTGCCGAGGGTGCTGCGTACTGCGGACAGCGCCTCGGTGATTTGCTCGATGTTATCGCTGACACCCGAGCCGTTAATGTCCTGAATAATGTGCGTGTACTGCTTCCCCTGTTCGGCGCTCTCTCCCTGCCGCGCGGCTATCAGCGTGCCGCTTTTTTGTGTTTCCACCACCGGCGCCATCATGCGACTGCCCGCGTACAGGCTCGCCGTTCCGATACCGAATGCTGCCGCGCCAGTGTTTCTCACGCCCGCCGCGATCGCTTTGCCGCGCTCGTACCGCTTACTTACGGCGTTGAGTTTCTCCTGCTGACGGCTGACCCGGATAAGCTCCGCGCGCTGTTGCTCCATCGTCGCAGTGGTGCGGGCGATATCGTTGCGCAGACTTCGCTCGGCACCGGATAAATTACGCGTTTCAATACCCGCATCCCTCAGCGCGGTACGCTGGCGGTGTGCGGATTCCTTGAGGCTGTCATATTTTGTTTTCAGTGCGGCGGCGCTGCGTCTGGCCTCCTCAAATGCCTTAACCTGTGCGCGTGTCGGGCTGGCTGTGCTGCGCATCTCTGCGGCCAGTCTGGCGACATTCTCCTGCGCTTTTTTCATGGCGTGACCGGTGACAGCAAGCTGACCGCTGGTCTTACGAAAGCCCTCAATGCGGCCAGCCTGCGCATTCAGCTCCCGTAACTCACCCTGTGAGGTGCGGATATTTCCCGCCAGCGTGCGGCTGGCGTCCTGTACGGCTTTAAACGGGCGGGTCGCCTGGTCAACGGCCTTGAGCAATACCTGAAGTTTTACATCACTCATTGGTGTTTCCGCTTCGCTGGAGCGCTTTTTCGCGCCATGTGGTGAGCTCGGTCAGGCTCATGGGATAGAGCTCTGATGGCGGCCAGTGGAAAATCACCGCGATATCCGCCATCAGGTCATCAACCGATAAATCTTTCGGGAACTCTACTGCACCGAACTCGGCGACAAAAAACCGATCACCTTACCGGCCAGCGCCACAAGGTCAGGCAGCTCCAGCGCCGCAACCTCATGCTCGGTCAGCGACGGGGACGTCACGCGCGGCAGTACCTTAATCAGCGCATCGACGTCAGAGTTTGCCACCGAGGCCAGGCTGACACCGCGCAGCGTTCCGGCGGTGGGTTTAATCAGGGCGACCTGGTCGATAATCTGCTCGCCGCGTTTAACCGGGTTTTCCAGGGTGATTACGTTATCGTTTGTCATGGTGTTCTCGTCTTAATCAGGTTTCAGGGTTAACCGGCCAGCGGCGCTGGCCGGGTGAGCATTACAGGCCGATATTCCGGCGGTGCTGTTCGAGGCGGTCGGTGCCGTTCACCTTCTCGACCATGTTGAGGGTGTCGATTTCGATGAGCTCTTTACCGTCCATCGTCAGGCGGAAATAGGTGCAGATAACCGAGATTTTCGACTCGGTGTCTTCGCCCTGTTTACCCTCGCCGGTGTCGATTTCCTTCTGACGTCCCCGCATGACCACCTCAACGGCCACGGTTTCGCCGGTGTCGTCACGCTGGTAGGAGCCCGCAAAACGGATCGGCACGGCATCAACGCCGGTTGCGCCGTAGAGCTCCCAGATAGCGGAGTCGGGGAAGCCGCCGAGCGACCACTCCATCGAGAGCGCATCATCATCGAGCCCCATATCAACCGGCGCGACGCCGTTCATTCCCGCCCCGCGATAGTTCTCCAGCTTGCGGGTGAGCTTCGGCAGGGTGATTGATTTTGCGATCCCCTGATAGCTGAAGCCATTCAGAAACACATTCATGTATTTGAGCTTGCGCGGCATGGCCATGTAGTCAGGCTCCTTATTTGCTGTTGACGGCCGAGACCAGCGTCGCCAGATATTTATCGGTGATGCGCTGGCGCAGGGTCAGATTTTCAAGAGGGGGAACCGGCGTATAGTCATAATCGATATACAGTTTTCCGGCCCTGAGGGTCTCCTTGTCGTTGGCTTCCTCGTCAAACCAGCAGGTCGCATCGATGATGTAACCGTTAGTTTTCAGCTCGCGGAATTTGGCATTGATGCCATCAACGATGTCGCGGATGAGCGTCGCGGTGATCGGCTTGTCGACCGCCCACATATGCGCCGCCGCCATCGTGTCAGCGATAACCTGTGCGGTGCGGGTGTAGTTCTCAAACAGGAATAACGGATCGTCCGAGCAGGTGCGGTTGCCCCAGAAGCGGAAACCATCCTTGCGGACAAGCGTGGTAATGCCCGCCTCGTTGAGCAGGTCGGCATCGGTGCCGGGCTCCTGTAAATTCCAGAACACGCTCGCGCTGATGCCGGTGACGCCGTTCACGCCAACGTTAGAGAGGGTTTTATGCCAGCCGACAGACTGGTCGATGGCGGCGCGCAGGCCGAGCGCGCGGGCGGTGGCGTAAGCCGTGGCGGTGGTGCTGGTCACGGTGTCCCAGGCGAGAAAATCCGGCCAGATGACCATCAGCTCGCGCTGGCTAAAATTGTCACGATAACCGATGGCCTCTGATACCGTTTTGCAGCCCCACGCGCTGATGTAGCCAAACGCGCGCAGCTTCTGGCAGACAGGCGCAAGGGCGCTCGCCACCTCGTGCGTGTCGTAACCCGGCACGCCAAGAATGCGCGGTTTGACGCCGGTCACCGCTTCGGCGGTAAGCAGCGCTTTCAGGCCGGTGTATTTGCCGTTTTCATCCGTGGTGCCGATGATGTTGGAAATCGTCTGCGCGAATGCGGCCTCCTTATCGGTGCCGGTGCCCTCGGCAACGCGTACAACGACAATCACCGGTTTTGACTGGTCGGCGATGGCCTGTAGTGAGCCGGCAAGGGTGCCTTTTTTCCCGGCCTTTGCGATGGCGCTCTGGACGCTGGTAATCAGTACCGGCTCGTTGAGGGGGAACGTTGCCGGATCGGCATCGCTAGCCGTACAGACCATGCCGACAATGGCCGTTGAGACGGTGGAAATAACGCGCGTGCCGTCGTTGATTTCGACAACCTGCACGCCGTGATGATAATCACTCATCCGTTTAACTCCGTGGTGTTGGGGTGAGTGCTATTTTCCAGGGTGTGCGGGGGCGGGGCTATTTATCCGGGATGGGTGCCGTGCTGGACAACAACGGACACAAAAAAAGCGGGCTTGTGCCCGCCTGTTATGTGGAGGTTTCAGGGTATTAGCGTTTCGCTGTGATTGGGTGATTTGAGCTTTTTTACTTATGCAGATAGTAATTAAATTGAACTCAACTAATCTCAATCCATCCTTGTATAAATTGGCCTCCTGATTACCCTTTCGAATGTCTGGATTTCACGTCGAAAGGGATTTTTTTAACCCCCTGCTTTTCCAGCATCACCGCGCAATACAACTCGCAAATCCCCGGCAAAGTCTGCACTGATAAATTTTCGAATTTTTTTACCGCTTACGCTTGCTCGCAGCAAAATCCAGGCCATGCTTAGAACGTTTCCGTAAGCGTATATTCCCAACTCAGGGGAAAAGGCTGCACAGGCAATATCGTGATAATAACAAACCATGCAAGCGAAGATTGCCCTCATATTGAGGGCTTTTTTTCAGGCATCAGGCAGGCATCTCAGGCCATTCGATATCCGGTGCGGTTCGCGTATCTACTGCGGAAACGCTCTCGATATAATTGAGCACGTTGTTAACTTTTTCTGCTTCCTCTGTAGTGAGCTTCCGCCCCATAAGGAGCTTCGTCTGTAGCAGAGTGATAGACTGCTGAGCGGTTGCGATTAGCCCCTGCTTTTGCAGTTCGGCCTCTGCTGTGCACTCTTCCTGTGTTCTTTCAGGCTCGGGCGGTGGTGCAAAGGATGTGCCGTCGCAGCGCCATCCCGCCCCGACACACTCCCCGGCCGGAATGGCAAAAGCTTTACCGCCATAGTTGACGTTTTTGTCAGGCTTTCCGCTGATGATGATGGTGTTAATGACCATCCCGTCTTTTACAACCGCAAATACATCACTCATTATGCATACTCCCTGATGACAATCAGCCCCTGCGAGCCAGCCCCGCCACGCGCTGAAACACCCGTGTTTCCTGTACCGGTAATCGAGACCGCGCCACTGCCACCACTGCCAAATCCGACCGCATCATTACCGGCAGAATTGTTGACACCGGCGCTGATCGCGACAGCCACGCCGCCGTTACCGTATTCTGAATCGCCGCCCTTACCCGAGCGGGCATTATCGGCAGACAATAAAAAGCCACTGTCACCGGGGCGACCGAGGTGCTGTAAAAGGATGGTATCCGAGCCCGGCGTGACGTTGCCTGCATTCGCATAACCTGATGAGCCGGTGGTCGGCAGCACGTTATACGCGACACCTTTCAAACCACCCCGGCCGCCTGTCGCCTTTATCACACCGAGGCTGGTATCGCCCCCGGTGACGCCATCGTTACCATTAGCCGCTGGCGCACCACCTGCGCCGCCAGCCCCGATGACTGCACTCAGTACCGTTGAATCGTTCACCATCGACATTGCAATGACCCGGCTGCCGGCATTCCCCCCGGTGCCTGCCGAGGCATACCCCGGAGAAACTGTTGTCGAATTACTGCCGCCACCGCCACCGCCGCCAATCAGGTCACAAATAATAAACCGGGCTCCCGGAGAGGGTTTGTAGTTGCCGCTTTGCTTCAATACCCTGACCCCGATTAACCGGCCTGCACTGCCTGAGATCCCGTTATCGAGTCCAAGAAAAGAAAGCACACCGGGCGCGCCCTTTCCTGACAGGGCGGTGAGCGTTGAATCAAGCGGCTGTTTACCAGCCAGAATGTTGGTTACCGTTGATGCAAAATGCGGATCGTTGCCGACCGCGTCAGCCAGTTCCCGCAGCGTATCGAGCCCGGACGGGGCTGCATTCACCAGCTGCGTAATCGCTTCCTGCACAAATGCCGTGGTGGCGAGTAACTGCGTGTTATTACCCGCAGGCGCGGTCGGGGCGGTGGGCGCGCCATAAAAAACAGGGCTGTCGAGCGCCGCCTTAAGCGCAGCGTGCACAAATGCCGTGGTGGCAAGTAACTGCGTGTTATTGCCGGTGGGCGCAGTGGGGGCAGTAGGCGCGCCGAAAAATACGGGGCTGTCGAGTGCCGCTTTCTTTGTCAGCAACGTTTCGATATAGGCGATTAACGCTTTAACAAATGCGGTGGTGGCAATCTGGTCAGAGTTATCAGAGCCCGGTGCCGTCGGCGCGCGCGGGGTGCCGGTCAGTTGCGGCGAGTCTTTCGGGGCGTACTGCTGATGCGGATCGCTGGCGGCAATGTGTTTTTTCAGCTGCTCATCAGTCCAGGCTTTCACCTCGATTACCGCGTCATCAACATACTTACGCGTCGCCAGTACGACTGACGGGTCAATTTTCAGCGTGACGGCGGCAGTCGAGGAGACAATCAGCACCATGCGAATGGTCTGCGTGCGCCCGCTGCCTTCCTGAAGCTGTGGCTTATAGGTTTCCGGGCAGTTCGCCACGGCAATCAGGTTGCCGTTGTCGTCATACAGGCCAATTTCACGAATCCAGAAACCGCCCTCATTTTCGGGAATTACCTGCTCAGCGATAATCTGGCTTGAGTTGTTAGCGTCGATGCTCAGCATATTCAGCGGCGCGATGCGCTTCTGATTAACCAGCTTCGTTTGTGCGGCATCAGGCGTCGGCAGCGTGCCGTTGCCATCCCCCACGGCCATTTTTGTAATGCTGAGCTTAGTTCCCAGCGCGGTAGCGTTAGCCAGCAATGCCGCGCCCTGGCTGGTCAGAATGGCAAAGAATTTCGCGGTCATGCGTTTACTCTCACGTTGTCGATAAAATGAATGGCCGAGGCCGGGAAATATTCGCCCCCGCCGGTAATGTCTGCGGGTAAATACGGGTAAACGACCAGCTCATCGCCGCTGTAGCTTCCCGCCTCGACGTGGCACTCCCCCGACGAGGTCAGGCTGATGGCGAGGCCGGTCAGGTGACGGCTTGCCGGTTTGGCATCGTTAATAAGCCGCTCCAGCTCCTGATACATCTCGTCGGTAATACCGCCATCGAGCACGCCCACCACCAGGCGAAAAGTGCCGGGGGCCTCGTTGAGCTCCCACCATTCCCGCACCTCAATCAGAAAGCCAAGCGGCTCCACCACGCGACGTAATGCGCTGATGGTGCCCTTGTGCTGATGGACGAAAAACGAGGAGGCGATCACCCGACGTTTAGTGGCTTCCGGCCATGCGGCATCCCACCGGTCAACAGACAACGCCCAGGCGAGATAAGGCAGCAGGTCAGCCGGGCAGGTCTGCGGGTTCCAGAGGGTGCGAAGCGGCACCGGGACGCGGGCAATTTCAGCCGCCGCGTGCGCTGCGGCCACTTCAAGCGGTGAGGAGCCAACAGGTAACAGCCGGTCACTATTCATCGTTACCCCCGGCGATGATGCTGTACCCGGTGCAGTAAGATGCCTGATGTTTGCCGAGAACAACGTCGCTTTGCGGCTCGCTCAGCTCCACGCGCTGGACACCCTCGACATGCAGCGCGGCATAAATTGCAGACCGGCGGATATCACGCCCGAGCCGGTGCTGGGCGGTGATATAGGCTTTCAGTTTCTGCTCAGCCGTGGCACGGATGGGCTCCGCTTCGGGGCCAGGGTAAAACCACAGCGTGGCGGCAACCTGATACGGCACAATTAGCGCCGCCTGCACCGTCACGCGGTCGCCCACCGGGCGCACATCCTCAGCGTTGAGGGCTTTCGCCACCACATCGAGCAGATCAGGGCTTGCCGTGCCGTCGCCAGCGCGGGCTAACACGGTGATGGTCACGCAGGCCGGGGACGGGCTCAGCACTGAAATATCGGCGACACGTCCGTCGGCGCTGCGGCCGTGGTACTCATAAGCGCCCACCGGACCCGCCACGCTCAGCCCTTCAAAGGCCTGTTGCGCCCGCATACGTAAATCGGCGTCAGACTCCATAACCGCCGCCACCGGCGGAATGGCAGTTTCGTCTGCGGGTGTGATCGTCAGTCGCGCGGTATTGGTGTTCGCAGCGATAACATCGAGGTCAGCCCCGGCAGCACTAGCCAGCGTGACCGCTCTCGCGGCCTCGTTAACACGCTGACGCCAGATAACTTCCCGGTAAGCATTTTCCTCAAGAAATTTGGTCAATGGCTCTGACTCCAGCGCCAGCGTGCGCGCGACCGCCTCCTGCTGCTCTGCCGGAAACAGAGAAACCAGCGTCGCCTTACGCTCAGAGAGAATGTTTTCGTAATCGAGCTCCTCGACCACATCCGGGGCGGGGAGCTGGCTTAAATCAACAATCGGCATGGGTTAGCTCACAGGGACAGTTAACGAAAGGTTTTCGCCGGTGTTGGCAATCATGCCGGTCAGGCTGACCACCATACGGCCATCAAACAGACGCTCGGTCGTCACCGCGCTTAGCGTGATACGCGGCTCCCACTTCAGCACGGCGAAATAACAGGCCACTTTGATTTGCAGCTCAAGCGCCGGGGTCTGAGGCTGGTCAATCAGGGAGGACAACAGCGAGCCGTAATCACGGCGCATCACCCGCGAGCCTACAGGCGTACGCAGGATATCGCTGAGACTCTGGCGGATATGCTCCGCGTCCGTCAGCGCCCTGCCGGTGCTGCGGCTCATACCGGTATAACGTGCTGTCATAGTGGCGCTCCGGTTGTTCCGCCGCTGTCGCCGGGGTGTTGGTGGGTGTGCAGTACCTTGCCGTTAGAGGAGAGCGCGCCGCCGGTGTGCTCGATGTTGCCGCGCAGGGTGCCGCCCTGCTGAACTTCCAGCGAGCCGGTGATCAGCCTCCTGGTGCAGACCACTTCCGGCGTATCGAGCGTGATACGCGAGGACGCTTTGACCGTCACCACCGGCACAGTGGCTGTGATGGACTCTGACGCGGTAACGTCGGCGGTTTTGATGCCGCTGACGGTCAGGGCGCTGGTTTTGGGTTCGTACTCAATCACTGCGCCATCGGGAAATGTCACATACCACGCATCGGCTGAGGCAGACGGGGCGGGATTACCGTCGGAAAAAATGCCCGGCAGCACAAAGGCGGTATCGAGCTCGCCGCCCACGGCCAGAATCAGCACCTGCTCGCCGATGGAGGGTGCCCACCATGTGCGGGCGCGACCGGCGCGCTGCGTCAGCCACTGTAGCCAGTCGGTAACGATGCCGCCGGTCTGCACACGGCAGCGCCCGGTACCGAGATCGGTTTCGACCACAATGCCGGTGCGTACCATGTTGCGGAGTGCGCGGGCAAGTTCGTTGATGTTTGCTGGTATGTTCATACGACAGAGAATGCCGCCGGGGTAAACCGGCGGCAATGAGAGGTGGTTAGCTCAGGAATGGCACAGCTCAGAGGGCGAGATGCTCAATAATGATGTTTTCGACGAGCGCGGTGTCTTCATCAGAAAAGCCCAGCAACGGGCGCGCCGGATACTGAACCTCGGCACTGTTGCGCCCTGGTTTATCTTTTAGCCCTGACTGGTGAACTCTGGCAATGCGCTTCACTTTGCCGGTGAATTCAACCACGGCAGATTTATCGTCGCCGCTGGCTTTCAGATAACGGGCGTTGCGTAGTTTTGCAAACATCGCGCGCTTAACCCGGCCTTTCTTTTCCCTGATGCGCTGGGGTTTGCGCGGGACATATGCGGTGCCGTCGGGTGCTTTCTGCGATTTAATGCGCTGCTGCTGACTCTGGCGCAGCCTCTTCGCAATATCCACAGCCAGACGGCGGCGAGCGGCGGGTGACATCGCATCAAGCAGGCCTTTCAGCTTCTCCTCGAACGGCTTACATTCACTCATCCCACTTACTCACCAGCTCGCCATGCACATAGAGCTCGACCGGGCGTGTCACCGGCTCCGGTGGCGGCGGCTCGGGGATGTTCTCCACATGCAGCGCCGCGCCCACCTCCCTGACCAGCGTGCGCTCGGTCATCAGGAGGCTGATGCTGATATCGAAACTGCTGTCGTTGTTGATATCCGCCTCAAAGGTAAAGCCCTTTTTCTGCCCGGTGTCGGTGCTGAGAATATCCGGCTGATGCTCGCGCAGCCACGCCAGCACCGGCACGAGGATCAGGTCAAAATCGCCGGTAAAATCGGTCACCACCACATTCAGGCTGTACTGCTTTTCGAAGGATAACGAGCTCGCCAGCGTGGCGGCGATATTGCCGCCGTCCACATACAGGCGCAGCATTTCCGGGTTTGTTGCCAGCACCGGCACAGCATCAGCCAGGGCTTTTCGCAGGCTCTCGGGTTTCAGCATCAATATCGTCCTGGCAGTGTCTGATGGTTTCGACCTGGAGCGCGCAGTTTTCCAGCGCGCGTTCAAGGTTACGGATGTCAGCGCTCAAATCGCCGTTGGTCTGCGGATCACTTCCCGGCATCGGGCAGAGGCTGACTTTCGGGCAGGCGCTGTAAACAGTCACCGGCACTGGCGCAGGCGGCGCGGTGGTGCAACCGGCGCACAGCATCAGGCAGGTCAGCACTGTACCAGCGGCGAAAGGCATCATTTTCATTGAGTAACCTCGTTATGGTCTGCTCGCGGCGGGCTTCCCGCACGCTGGCAGCGTCAAGTTTCTGGCGCAAATCCACCTGCGCCCGTTCGTTTTTGTCCGCCCGGTCATAGGCGACACTGAGCTGAATTTTCAGCATCCCGATCGTGTTTTTTTGCTCACCGGCAACCCGGTTTGCGCGCTCGAACGACCCGCGTAACGTGTTGTTTTCCTGGCGCATCCACAGCAACCCGGTAACGGCCAGAACCAGCAAAATAATCAGTGTTTTCATTGCGCCCCCTTCAGGCAGTAATCGCGTTCGCGCTGTCGCCGGTTTTCGAGCCCGGTGCTTTTCACGCCCCTGACATAGACCCAGCGCAGGAGCTGGTCACATGCCTGTTTCCATTTTTTCTCGTTGAGGAAATACACCAGCGTTGACCGGCACGCCGCGCCGGTGCCGACGTTAAAGGCAAAGCTGACCACGGCGTCATAAACGTGCTGAGTCATCTCAACCGGCGCGCAGACTGCGAGACGGCGCTCGGTGCCGAGCACATCCGCAACAAGGTTTGTCGCCGCCTCCCGTTCGGTAATGTCACGCGCAGGCGTGACCCCGGCAGTGTGTCCGATGCCTGACGTCCACACCCCGGCGCTGCACTGGTAGGGACGCAGGCGACACCCCTCAAGGTCAGCCAGCAGGGCGAGCCCGTTCTGGGAGGTGTGAAGCAGACGAAAATCCGGCACCAGTACCGCCAGTAACAGCACGGCGGCCACACTGCAACGCTTAACGACTGATGACATTACCGATCTCCTTACCGCTGAGGGGGCGTTGTCCGAGCTGAGCCAGAAGGGCATAACTTTTCCGGCGGTAATACCAGTTAACGCCCACCGTCAGCGCCACGCCGATCACACCGGCGTAAGCCGCGAAATCCTGCGGGGTGACCGCGCCAAATGCCGCCAGTGCAGCACTCAGCCAGTAGGCGATAAAAGAGGCGATGCGTTCCATATTCAGTCCCACAGGTTGACGGCCTCCGCGACAGGTGAAGTGTGAATGTCCGGCAGTTCAACGGGCGTGCCGTGCGGCAGCACAGCCCCGAGCTCTGCCAGACCCGGATTAACCGCGAGGACGGTCTCAACGATGCCCGCCGTGCGCCCGTAATACCGGGCGCAGATAACGTCGAGCGTGTCGCCCTGGTGCGCGATGGCTTTCATCAGATCTGCCCCACGATGCATCGGGGTTTGTCCTGGATGCGTGCCACTGACCAGCGCATATCCCGCCACAGCTCATCGACCGTGGTGTCGATGCTGTCGGCTTTCTTGTCACCACGGGCGCTCGCATCCACGCCGCGATAACGCTCGTACAGCGTGGCGGTTGCCATCGCACACACGGCGCGCTCGTAATGGAAAACACGCACGCTTTCACCGTCTAGCGCGTCCGACGGCACATCCGCGAGGCGGGCAAACCCGGCCTTAATCTGGTTTTCGCGCCAGTCGTAAAGCTCCGCGTTGGTCTCGGCGATGCCGGTTTTGATGGCGTTGCGCAGCCGTGCCGGGGCAATGGTCTGCTCAAGGCGCATCAGTTCGCGCACGCGCTTCGGGTCGATGGCGGGAAAGAAAAAGGTGTTTTCAATCACCGGCTCGCTGTCCACGTTCGGCGGGATAACAACCGTCCTGCCCGGCTGCGGTACATCTTTTTTAATAATCAGCGTCGTCATGACTACCTCAGAAAGGGTGGGCGGTGGACGCCAGTCGCAGACAGGGAAAATCCCTCATTGACCGGCGTGCCGCCCTGGCGCGGGGCGCATTATTTTATCCGGTGACCTTGCGCGGGCGACCCCGCCCCCGTTTCACCGGCGTCGTTATTTTTTTCGCTTGTGCAGCTTTCGCGGGCGCTTTCGGCGCGGGCTTTGCGGCGGCGGGCTTCGGATTCAGTTCCCGCGTGAGGCGCTCAATGTCTTTCCTCACTCCGGCATTGCGGTCAAGCTGCACGGCGCGCTGCAAATGGGTCATCGCGTCATTAAGCTGACCCGCATCACGCAGCGTCAGGCCGGTGACTTTATGCAGGCGCGCACGCACCTCATCAGGCATATCCGACTGCGCGGTCAGGCTGAGGGTCTCAAGCAGGATCGCCGCACTCACCGGCTGACCCGCATCGCGGGCGCGCAGTGCCGCCAGCGCCACCTCTTCGGCCAGCATGTAAGGCACGGTGCGGGCGTGTTTCTCCGGCATCGCGAGGCTGTAGCGCAGGGCGTAGCGGGCGATTTCCAGCGCACCGGGGAGATCACCGGCATCGAGACGCCACAGCATCACCGTCACCAGAATGTCATCCTGCGCACCGGTGCCGTTTTCCAGCACGGCAGTTACCCACGGCAGATAAAACGGCAGCAGGTCGCGTTTTTTCTCTGCCTTGAGCTCTTTCGAGTGAATTTCTTTGAGCGTTCTGCGGTCTGCGGCCAGCTTGACGAGCATCTGCTCGTAAGGCGTGGCATGACGCAGCGGGGCGTTATCCCGCTGCGCGGCCTTCATGGCCGAGACCCGCATCATGTGACGCTGAGCGGGGCTCAACATGGTTTACGCTCCTTCGCCGGTAGAGGAGGAGGCAGGGGCGTCACCGGATGCAATTGCTTTCATGGCAATCGCCAGTTCCTGCGCAAACACCATCGTCGAGTCCGCTTCCGGCGTCTCTTTCTCTTCCGGCTCAAGGATTTCGATGTTCTCGATCAGGCACCCGGCTTCGTAATCCTCGATAACGAAATCCACTTTAACCTGCTCGTAGTTTTCCACCTGGTCGAGCTGCGGGTTTTCGATGAGGTGGCGGCGGTGTCCGTCTTCATACAGATAGACAGACAGGTTATCCAGCGTGGTGATCAGAATGGCGTTAGCCGGGAAGAACGGCGCGCGCACCGCCTGCAAATGGCCGATAGTCTTCTGGCCGATAATCAGCTCACCGGCGAGCTGCTCGCTGTTGGGCTGGAATTTGTTGATCATCGGGAAATATTTGTCGGTCAGAATGCGGCGACCACAAATCACGACCATATCCGGGTTTTCGCGGTGGATTTCAGCAATCAGCGACTCTTGCGCATCCATAACCAGCGCATCGAGATTTTTGTAGTATCCCTTTTTACCCACGGTGACTTTTTCAGCAAGGATTTTCCCGGCCTCATCTGTAACGTTATGCATTACGCGCTCGGGCGCGTCGTTGCGGTATTTCTGCAACCAGCCCACCGCCACATCCTGAAGAAGCGGATTCTTCTGGCGGTCAGAGGTTGCCGCACGGCTTACGCCGTTAAAGCCGATGGTGATGTAGTCCAGCGCCTGACGTTTGACGATCGCGTCGCGGATGCGGGTCTGGAAGTCCTGAAAGCGCGCCCACAAATCAAGCTTGTTATATTTCAGGTGGTAATCGAAGTTCACCGGCTTACAGAAATAGCGATAGGCGTCCATCTTCGAAAAATCGGCGGTCTGGCGCTTCACACCGTTGTCGGTGTCGGCGGTGCTGGCAATGGTGCCGTTAACATCGATGCCGACTTTCTCCTCGGTCAGCTCGCGCACGACCACCATGTTGATCTGTTGCAGGAAGGAGGACGACTGCTGGATTTTTTCAAACAGCGTCTGCGTTACTGACGGCTCAACGCTGAATTTTTTATTCAGGTCTTCAACCCCAATGCCGTTCAGCTCGGCGAGGCGAGTCAGGTACTGATTAAACTTGAAACGTGTCTCTTTGCGCATGGTATTTTCCTGTTATGAAATTGGTCGGATTAGCAGTCGGTCAGGGTGACGGATGCCCCTTCGCCGCCGGTGCTGAGCGTGCGGCGCGGCTGCGTCCCGTCCGGTGTTTTGTCCAGGGTGGCGGTGATCGCACTGAGCTTCGCGCCGGTAGTGGTTGCCTGGTCAATCAGGCGCTGATTCAGCGTGGCGATTTCGCTTTCGAGAGATGAAAAGCGCGTCTCAGCGCTGTCGGTGCTGGTCTGCACACGCTCGGCGATGGTGGTTACTGCTTCATGCACGTCGCTGAAACGCGCGTCGTCGCTGGTCTGTTTGCGGCTGAAAATGGATTTAACCGAGTCGGTCAGTTTGTTAAGGAGGGTGTCGGGCACGTCCTCAAACTCCAGCTCTGCAAGGGAGGCGACAGAGAAGAGATTCTCCGGGTTCATCTTGAATCGCTGTAGCGGGTTGTGTTTCGCCTTGCTACAGAACTCCAGATATTCGGTGCCGAGGCTTGCCGGATCATCAGTGACGGCCAGGCCGACCAGATAGCACTTGCCGCTGTTGGCAAAGTTCGGCTGAATTTCCATGGAGGTGTAAACCTTCTGGCCTTTTGTCACCATATCGACCAGGGTGTCGAGTGGCGCGATTTTGCCAAACAGCGCCAGTTTGCCGTTAAGCGCGGAGTCGTCCTCGATTGTCTCCGCTTTCAGCTCGATCACATCGCCGTAACGGGCAAACGCGCCATCCGGCAGAAGCCCGCGCAGATGCTCAAGGTTGATGCGGCAACCGTAAACGCGCGGGTCGAATGAATCGGCCATTTCCTGAATATCCGTTGCGCTGATTACACGCCCGTCGCAGGTGTCGCCCTCTACGCCGATACGAAAGAATTTTGATACTTTTTTTGCCATCGTCAGGAGTCCTGATTGTGTGAAGGATTGCGTTCTGTCGGGGTGTAGTTTCCCGGCTCGTCCGCTGGTTCGCCATCAGTCACAGATGGCTTGCCGCCTGCACATCAGCCCCTTAGCGAATCGCTGCCCGCGCTTAAGTAGCCTTGCCCTGTACTGATTACGGCGAGGCACGCATGACCATAACCACCGACACCACTCTCCTGAACGACCCGCGACGGCAGGCCGCGCTGCTTTACTGGCAGGGGTTTTCCGTGCCGCAAATCGCGGAAATGTTGCAGACCAAACGCCCGACGGTGCAGAGCTGGAAACAGCGCGACGGATGGGATGAGACCGCCCCGCTGGACCGGGTGGGGAACACACTTGAGGCGCGCCTGATTCAGCTTTACGCCAAACCCGAGCTGACCGCGCATGATTTCAAGGTTGCTGATTTTCTCGCGCGCCAGCTGGAGCGCTTCGCCCGTATCAACCGTTACGGCCAGACCGGCAACGAGGCGGATCTCAATCCCAACGTGGCGAACCGTAACAAGGGCGAGCGTAAGAAGCCGAAAAGGAACTATTTCAGCGAGGAGGCGATCGGGAAATTACAGGAGATTTTTTTCGACCAGTCATTTGAGTATCAGCTCAACTGGCACAAGGCGGGGCTTGAGCACCGTATTCGCCACATCCTGAAATCCCGCCAGATTGGCGCGACATTTTATTTTGCCCGCGAGGCGCTGCTGCGCGCCCTTGCCACCGGCCAGAACCAGATATTTTTGTCGGCATCGAAAACACAGGCGTATGTGTTCCGCAAATACATCATCGCGTTTGCGAGGCTGGTTGATGTTGACCTGAGCGGCGATCCGATTGTCATCGGCAACAACGGCGCAGAGCTGCTTTTCCTCGGCACCAACAGCAACACCGCGCAGAGTCATAACGGCGACCTGTACGTCGACGAGATTTTCTGGATACCCAACTTCCAGAAATTACGCAAAGTTGCCTCGGGTATGGCGTCACAAAAACACCTGCGCACCACCTATTTTTCGACCCCGTCTTCTCTCGGTCATGGTGCTTACCCGTTCTGGTCAGGCGACCTGTTTAACCGCGGGCGCGCCAGCGCCAGCGAGCGGGTCGAGATTGATATCAGCCACGCCGCACTCGCGCGCGGTGTGGCCTGCGCCGATGGTCAGTGGCGTCAGATTGTGACCATCGAGGACGCACTCGCCGGGGGCTGCACCCTGTTTGACCTGGACACGCTGCGCCGCGAAAACAGCGCGGACGACTTCCGCAACCTCTTTATGTGTGAGTTTGTCGATGACAAGGCGTCGGTATTCCCGTTCGAGGAGCTGCAACGCTGCATGGTCGACAGCATGGAGGAGTGGGAGGACTACGCGCCGTTTGCCGACCGGCCATTTGGTCAGCGTGTGGTATGGATTGGTTACGACCCGTCTCACCGGGGCGACAGCGCCGGGTGCGTGGTTATCGCGCCGCCGGTGGTTGCCGGGGGCAAGTTCCGCATACTTGAGCGCCATCAGTGGAAAGGCATGGACTTTGCCACCCAGGCCGAATCCATTCGCGCCCTTACACAGAAATATAACGTGGAATACATCGGCATCGACTCGACCGGGCTCGGTCAGGGCGTGTTTCAGCTTGTGCGCTCGTTCTACCCGGCGGCGCGTGATATCCGCTACACCCCCGAAATGAAAACCGCCATGGTGCTCAAGGCAAAAGACACCATCACGCGCGGTTGCCTGGAGTATGACGTCAGTGCAACCGACATCACGCAGTCGTTTATGTCGATTCGTAAAACCATGACCAGCAGCGGGCGCAGCGCCACCTACGAGGCCAGTCGTACCGAGGAAGCCAGCCACGCGGATTTAGCCTGGGCAACCATGCATGTACTGATTAACGAACCCCTGACCGCCGCAACCGGTCAGCCGTCATCCTCCATTCTGGACTTCAACTGATGAGCAAAAATAAAAAGAAATACACACCGAAACCGCGCCAGCAGACCGCCGCCCCCGCACAGAGTATGGAGGCATTCACCTTCGGCGAGCCGGTTCCGGTGCTCGATAAGCGCGACATTCTGGATTACGTGGAGTGCATCGATAACGGTCAGTGGTACGAGCCGCCGGTCAGCTTCTCCGGGCTGGCGAAAAGCATGCGCGCCGCCGTTCACCACAGCTCGCCGATTTACGTGAAGCGTAATATTCTCGTGTCGACCTATATTCCGCACCCGCGCCTTTCCCGGCAGGATTTCAGCCGCTTCGCGCTCGATTACATGGTGTTTGGCAATGCGTTTATTGAGGAGCGCCTGAGCGTCACAGGCAAGCCGGTGAAGTATGAAACCTCCCCGGCGAAATACACCCGGCGCGGCGTCGAACATGATGCCTACTGGTATATTCAGAACTTCACAAAGCCGCACCAGTTTGCGCCCGGCTCGGTGTTCCACCTTCTGGAGCCGGATATCAACCAGGAACTTTACGGAGTGCCGGAATATCTGAGCGCACTTAACTCGGCCTGGCTCAACGAGAGCGCCACGCTGTTTCGTCGCAAGTATTACCAGAACGGCGCGCACGCCGGTTACATCATGTACGTCACCGACGCTGCGCAAAGCAGTACTGACGTTGAGGCGCTGCGCAAGGCCATGCGCGATTCGAAGGGGCTCGGCAATTTCAAGAACCTGTTTTTTTACGCGCCGAACGGAAAGGCCGACGGCATTAAAATTGTGCCGCTGAGCGAAGTCGCCACCAAAGACGATTTTTTTAACATTAAGAAGGTAAGTGCGGGCGACCTGCTCGATGCTCACCGCATCCCGTTTCAGTTGATGGGCTGCAAGCCAGAAAATGCGGGCTCTGTCGGGGATGTTGAGAAGGTGGCAACGGTGTTTGTGCGCAACGAACTGATTCCGTTGCAGGCGCGCTTTATGGAGCTCAACGAATGGGCGGGCGAGGAGATCGTCAGGTTCCAGAAATACAGCCTCGACGGCGACAACGAATAACCCACCTCAGCCGCCCCGGGCGGCTTTTTCATACCTGTACCAGATTCCGCCAGCGCCAGCAAACTGTACTCTGCCTTTTCGCCTCTCACTTATGCCTTATATCATCAGTATGACAATTAAAACCGTCTGATAATGAGTTTGATTTGTGACAGCAGCGTACATTTCACACATCTGCTAGATGCCCAAAATCAGTTTGCCACTATAATTGAGCGATTGGGGGATTTGATAATAAAGGGCATAAGGAGAAAGTTATGAGTAAATGTCTGGTCTGTTCTACCGAAATTACGGTCACCAATGATAGTGATGAGCATATTATCCCAAATTCTATTGGAGGGCGATTAGTTATCAAAGGTTTTCTATGCCGAAAATGTAATTCAGAAACTGGAGATCAGTGGGATGTAGAACTCAGCAAACAGTTAAATCTATTTTGTCTTCTTTTAGGCGGTGTTACCCGTGATAGGGGGGTTACACCTAATGAAGTATTTTCAACAATATCAGGCAGAGAGGTAAGACTTGCCAATGAAGGAGTGATGTCTATTGCTCACCCGCAATATGTAAATGAAGAAGTAGACGGGAAAAAACATTTTACATTTACGGCTGGTAATATGAAGCAAGCTCAACAATTTGTAAGGGATATTTGTAGTAAATATCCATCACTGGATCAGCAGGAGTTAATGGAAAGCTTGGTGCTTAATAAAACTTATCTGGGAGTAGACGCTCTAGTCTTTAATCCAAACTTTGGGGGTGAAAATAGTGGGCGATCAGTAGTAAAAACGATTCTTGCTTTTGCTGCAAAAATCGGCATCGATCCATTTTTATGTAACAAAGCTATTGATTACCTTATAAACGATGGTGATCCTTGTTATGGTTATTATTATAGTAATGATTTGGTAATCGATAGAGCTTTCGAAAAGCCTGCTCATTGCATTGCTGTTCATGCAGAACCAAATTCAGGTTATGTAATAGGATATTTAGAGTATTTTGGAGTATGGAGGGTTATTTCGCTCCTCTCGGATTGCTATAGTGGTGAAGAAATAAAAGATTCATATTACATCTATCCAGAAGATTCCAAGTCAGGTAGGTTTGATATTGATATACCATTGGATATGAAAATTATAAATTCGGCTTATAACTATGATAAATATGATGAGGCCATTTTGCATGATGCTTTCTCTTTCTTCTTGAATTATTGTCAAAAAAAAGACTTTGAGAGAGAGGAAAAATCGGTTATTAGTCAGGCATGGAATGACGCTTTAAATAAAGTTGGACTAAAAGAAGGTGATGAATGGACAGAGAAGCAAATGCGGGAGTTTTCAAAACACATAACGAACTCAATGCTTCCATTCTTTATGCACCACTTTAATAATGGTAGGGGACGATAATTAGGTGTTTAAAGAAGTATGGTGCCGGTCCTTCTATAAATTATAGTTTCGCCACTTTCATATTGGAGCTTTAGCTATTCCTCATGATTTTGATATTATAAATATCCCCATAAAACGGACCATTCAGTTTAAGGGTATTGTGGCATTTGGATTAGGTTTACCCTTAAAGTTAAATTCTGTTGGTAAGTCAGATCAGAGGTCCTGTCTATTTGCCCCCCTAATTATAAGAAGATGAAGTAGTAGGACCTTACTATTAAAATTAGCTATTGAATTTTTCTTTCATAAATGTTCTCTTAAGTAAACTTTCAAGAAAAAATGAGTTGTGTAAGATATATTTTCCCATTCGGTTTTTAATAGTTAATTCGAAACAAAGCGAGGATACATGAAAGAGCGAAGCATTGATTCATGGGTCGATGAAAACTTACCTAAGTTTGAACTCTTAGGAAAACATATAGCTTTTATTGTTGAGAACCTCCTTCAACAAAACCAAGTTGAATACCTTTCAGTTAGTTATAGAACTAAAACTAAAGAAGGCATACTTGAAAAAATTGATAGAAAAAAATATAAAAACCCAACTGAGGAGCTAACAGATATTTCTGGTGTAAGGATAATATTATACTTAGAGTCTGATATATCTAAAGTTAGTGATGTGATTAAGTCCACATTTAACATTGATATCAAGAATAGTATGGACAATGAAGGAAGGCTATCCTCTGATAAGGTAGGATATAGATCAGTCCATTATGTTTGCAATATTGGTGAAAAAAGAAATTCACTTAAAGAGTATGAGTATATATCAGGCTTGAACTGCGAAATTCAAGTTAGAACGATGTTGCAGCATGCTTGGGCAGAACTAACGCATGATCGTAATTACAAACTTGGTGCAAACTTACCATTACAGATTGAAAGAAAAATTAATTTATACTCTGGCATGCTCGAAATTGCGGATGAAGGTTTCTCTGAGATTGTTAACTCCATAGAGGAATATAAGGAATCCATTAAAGATAATGACTTGGATGAACTTTTTTCTCAAGAAATAAACTCCATCAATCTTTATAAGTTTGTGCAGGAAGTTAGCAAGAAAATAGGATTGGACCTGATGCCTGTAAAAAACTGGGGGGGGTCAACTACTAGGGATATTATAGATGAATTAGAGTGTGTTGGACTTAACAAGTTTAAATTAATTGCAGATTCGATTCCTGATAATTATGTAGAGGTAAGTAAGAAATATGTCCCAAATAATAACATATATGGTTTTCTTCGTGATATTATGTTAATTAATAATTTTGAGGCTTTAAGTGATAAAGAATCTCTAAACTGGGCTTTAGTTGGAGACGAAGAAGAGGAAGAAGCTCTACATTTGAAAAAGTTTTATTCCCATTTTATGCCAGAGGATAAAGCCTCGCAATTAGTTAGCACTTTCGCTGCAATGAATCAATAGGTGTCTTATTGCAACTCTATTCCAAATAACCTAGGCCACCATTTGGTGGTCTTGAAATTTAAAGTGAAAACTGCCCTGGGGACCCACTCTAAACTTTGTCATGTTCTTGGTTCACTAACCTACCCCAATGACTTACAAAGTCATAATGAAGAATGGAACCAATTAAAAAACCCCGTGTTTCGCTCACAGCGGACATGAACCTCATAAAATTAATCCACATATATCACTCCCTCTTAAGTTGGCTTCAAATACAACTTTTCATCTGTACCGGTCACCACAACATGTTGCTGAAGCTCTGGATAAATTAATTATTTACACTCTTAGCGCGCAGTGCTTTCCCCGCCTCGCCTGCCCGCTTCGCGTGTCGGTTTTAATGCAGTTGCATCTAGTAAGCAGATCCTTGCCAGCACTGGCACCGGTCACGATCACAGAAATTACGTGACACATGCAAAATGATGCAATACATGCATGCAGCCAGCTTAAAATGTGTAGGCGATGAAAAGTTGTTCCTAGTAATATTCTCATTCTATTAGCCATTCATAACTAGCATTTAACTGTTTGAGGAGCTAATGAAGCATAATAACTAGAAATTAAACTATCATAATCAATAACCATAACATCTGGGCGGCCTCTTAAAGCTTGCTCAACTTCAATTCGGATAGTGTTTTCTATGTTACCAATAATTAGAATTCTCTTGGGGTTATTTACTTTAACGCCATACTTATCAAATCCATGATCTTTGTTTTTTTTATAAGTGAAATATTCCACGTAATTTTCTAATTGTGCTAACCCTTCATTCACCTCTTCAAGAAATCTTCTTCTATTCCTTTTGGCTTGGGTTATTTTCTTTTTGTTAAGCAATCCTTTTTTGAAATCGCATATATCGTAATATCCATCATCTCTTTTAAGTAGGGCGTCCGGATTTATATATTTATCTTCATTATCTTCAGTTTTTTCAAGCCATTCTAGCGAAGGCTCATAAACAATATCACTATATCCTAGGGACTTTAAAAGGATGTCAGGGTTATCATTAATGTAATCCCCTATGGTTGTTTCATGAATCTTATCACTTAAAACAAGGTTCATTAAATAAGCACCTTTTGCCCATGCCTCGTGTATAGCATTAGAAAATAATTGAACTCCCAATAAACCATTTGACTCACGTAAAAAGTAAATACTAAGTCGTTGCTTTAACTCCTGCTCACTCAATGATGAACTAAAAAAAATATTGACGCTAATATATTTAGCTCTCAAAAAAACTCCATTCAAAGATGTCATTACCGAATCGTGAACTAGAGCGCTTTTAAAATCATCAATAAAGTCAAAAGCATGAGTGAAGTCGCCAGCAAATCCAATTTTGCTAACGAAGTTTTCTAAAATTGGATGTCTTCTATCGTTATAAAACTTCATTGTGTCTATGGGGCCAATAAATAAATTCCCCAGTACAATGTCATCACCTATTTTCATCATAGGCATGAGGCTTTTAAAACTTTTATCCATCAAGGTAAGGTCACTTACAGTTTTGCATTTTCTCAATTTAACTTTTAGTGGTCTGAGAACCTCACTAGCACCAAGCAATTCTACTGATAAAATTTCACCTCCAGCTTCAGAGCATAAAATCATTGTGGGGTAAAGCAAATTCAGCTTTTGACCTTGGTCGTTTAGAAAAAAACCACCCGATACTTTTCTTTCAATATCCTTAAAGTGTTTGAAAAACAAATCCTCGCACACTTTAGAAAATCTTTCGAGTTTCATTTTAAATGCCTGCATGGTAATTAGTGTGTATATAAAAATTATAAATGTAAACGCTAAGTTAACTGAAGAATAAAAGCATGAACACAATCCAGATTAGACTCGCCTTAGAATTTTTATCAATAGTGTAAACGCAAAAAAAATAAATATGTGATCAGTAACTCTTTTCGTATTCTATGCAAGCTCATCAGTCTGCTCTATGCAGCATCCCATACCCTTACCTCTTATTACCCCTCTGAAATGATCAGTTTAATAACCAATGTTTATTATATATATCAGCATGTTAAGTAAATTAAAACAATGATAAATTAGGGTCATCTTCTGCTGTGAGAAATTGCATGTTTCTTGCCTCTGCTGAATTCACTGCAATCATAAATTGCATACCTTCGATCAGCGAAACGGGCTTCTCAATGCCGAAAATGAAAGCGTCACTATAGGTTCTGCCCACCCAAAACCCGCCGCCGTATTCTTTTAGACGCTGGAAAAAGACCCAGCCGCCATCTACAAATCTTGGTAGGCTTTCGCCACGTTTAACTACCTGATAATTGCTATCTTTCACGCCCATATTTTCCTCCTGCCGCCTCGCCATGCTCGTTGCCCAACGCTGCAACACGATAAAAAGTTATCGTATTGCAGCGTTAATAAGCTCGTTAGAGCTTCTTGGTATTTGTATTTTCAGCATTGTCCAAACATAAGTTATTCAGCATTATAAAAAATGTCTTCGTCTCGTTTGCTGTGTTCGTTGTCCGCTAATTCAGCAATGAGAGCAAGCGCAAGCTTTAAGTCTGCCGGGCGGCAATCTGCATTTATTGCCACATCCGCAATGAATTGCACAAATGCCCATTTCAGCTCTGCCCGGCTGCTTTGCTCACTAAACATCAAACCCCCATAAAATCCTTTACTGTATGCATATACAGTATGCATGCGATCTGAAAAATTGTGAAGAAAAATTAATATTGCAATATTTTTCTAGGTATCTGAAATAGCATGTTATTGCGTGATAAGACGTTTGCGAGCTAAGGAGCTAACGCGTGCTAAAATCTTTTTTGAACGTTCGTTGTGCGCAGGTGATGCTGGGAAAATGTCCCCATTAATAGAACCACGATACCATTTTCCATTAATGCGACTTTTTCCTTGCGCTATAAGGTGCATCGCCTCGCCCCGATTCAAAGTGATCCCGGTTAAAAGCTGAATCTCTTCAATTGTTCTGGCTATCGTTTCGTCATGCTCTGCCGATCCGTGGGTAAATTTACGCCTCGCCTCTTTTATTTCACCCCTTAAACGGTTCGTTAGCTGTCGCCTCTGGTATCGAGTCAGGGGCTTAGCTAAATCCAGCACCGGTGGATCGCTTTCGCTCCCCGTACAGTTATTGACAGAACTCCGAGAGGGCGCGGTCGCGCCCTTAAAATCAACGGCCAAATCAACGGCACGCTTCGGAACAATTTTCCACTGCGTGAGGCGGGTCAGGACAGGGGAGTCAGCGCCGACCGTGGCGTCGTAGACGCCACGAATGCAGACAGTCTCCTCACCGTACTGGTTAAACTCAGCGCGCGGCTCATAAAGCGTGCGCACCTGCAATTCGTCACGGCGCACAAACGCGCCGCCCTGCGCATTGACATAGCCTGCCCAGTCACCCGCGTCAGCGGCATCATGTACCGCTGCAAATTCTACACTCAGACCGTGGGCGGTCTCGGTACCAGCCAGACGGCGTAATTCACGGTATACGGTCACCGGCGCGCCACCGATAAACTGAAACTGACGGATGTGCCAGCGAGCCGCCCAGGCAGAAACTGCGGGAGCCGTCTCTTTCAGTAGCTCACCGCTTTCATCGTCTTTCTCACTGTCGAGAGCGTAACCATCAATATTTTTTGAAATGTATTTAGCAACATAGCCCGTTGCGCTTCCCTTCTCCGGATCGATGGCTTCAGCATGAAAACGTGCCTTTTTCGCCTTGTCACTCCTGAGCTCACTTTCATCTTCCTGCCACGCATAATCACGGATGATCTTACGCACGCGCTCAACATCTTCCGGCAGCATAAACATCAGCATGTGCCAGTGCGGGGTGGCGTCGTGGTGTGGTTCCGCAACGCGAATGCCAAATATGCGGATATCTTCCCGGTGTAGTTTGGCGCGGATGCGTGCCCAGAGTGAGGTTAAATAGCCCTGTGTGTCGGACGGGCTCGCGCCGTTCCACTTGTGATTACGGTAGCCCGCTTTTGTTGTGGCGTGATATTTCGACGGCGCGGTCAGCGTGTAAAACTCACCCACATAGCCCAGCTCGTTGCAGATATTTTCAAAGCCACGGATGCGGGTCATCAGCTCGCAGCGGCGTATGGCCGGATTAGCGACCGAGCCATCATATTTATCGATGAGGCTGATGCGGTTCCCGTCTTCGTCCTCAAGCTCCAGCCCTTTCAGAAACTCGCGGGTGCGGCGCTTCTGCTCGCGCCAGTCAGTCACGCAGTTTTTACTCGCGTAAACATGCTTTTTCTTGCTGACGTTACCGACGGCAATTTGCAGATGTTCACGCCATGCAGCTGCGACCCGGCGCAACCGGCCACGCCACCATGTTTCGTTAAACATGCGCATGACAGCCGGGGCGATTTCGTCCTGTCCTGCATATTTCTTTGTCACGCGCTCCCAGTGGGGCGGCGTTACGTTGAACTGCAACGCAATCATTCCGGCGCGCATATACCAGCGATACAGCGTTTTAAGCTCTCCGGCTTCGGTGTCGTCATTGTCTGCCAGTTCTGCGCGGATAAAGTTGGCGATATCAGCCGACAGCAGATCGATATCGGCTTTCGACATATCCGGGAGCCGGTTGTAACGCGCGACCATATTCACCAGACGCGAGGCCATATACTGCTGCTCTTTTGTGTCGAAATGTCCGTTGAATACAGCGGCAGAAACGTCGCTCCTGATGCCGGAGGCCTGGTATTTTCTTGCGACCAGTTCAAGGCGCGGCAATGTTTTTTTGCAGAAGCTGATTAAAAAGGCATTGGCTCGCTGACTGTCGTGATGTTGCTCCAGCGTGGAAGCAGTACGCATCACGTCATAGCGCACACATTCAGGCTGGAGGGATAACGCTTTGCGCGCATGCAGCATCGCCGCAATCATGCGATCGCGGCGATGTTGTTCTGAATATGTCAGATACGGGCTGGCTATTGCTGAGCGAGGAGCATTCCAGGAGTAAGCGTAAGAAATTGCCACTTACACGCCCCGGTAATGTCTGGTTTTGAGCTCTGCTATCTGCTGGCAGGTCACGCAGAGCGCGACACCGTGTATCGCCATACGGCGGGCTTTCGGGATTGGTGCGTCGCAATCTTCGCAGGTAAAGCGGGAAGGTGCAGAGACACGGCTGCGCGCGATGCTGATAAGGCGCTCGCGTTCTTCCTGCTCGCGTTGCTGAATGAGATCCATTGCATCGGCCATTAGTGGATCTCCATAGCCTGATGGCGATAAATTTCGCTTTCCTGCAACAACAGTTCCAGCGCTTCGTTAATGTCGAGTTGGTTGGTTTTAATGTGGTTAGCAAGGTTAACCATACGGCTTGCCATAACTTCCGCACGCGCACGGCGCTCTTGCATCCGCGCGTCCATCAGCAGCTGGTTAAGGCCGGACTTATCAAGTGTGGTTTTAGTGGTACTAGTAGTGGTATTACACATAATTAACTCTCCTGATTACGGGCAATGAGAAGCCCGGCGGGTTTACGCCATTAATTTCGGGTTTATTTATTTAGCTAAGATGCATTCATGAATTGAAAGTCGGCGGGGCAGGATGCTTCCCCAACGCGCGATTTCATTCATAGCGATAATTATCATTTTGCGGCGGTTAACGTCGAAATATTCAAACGGTTTGCCGATCTCCTCAGTACGAAATGCGCAGGGATTAGCGCGATTAGCCAGTGTCATAACGACGAATTTAAAATTGTCATCAAGTTTATTAAAATTACGCAGCGCACGATTCTCAGTCATTTTTAATTTCTGATGAAAGCGGGCGAGGCATTCTTCGCCGCTCATTGTCTGCGGCTCTGCCTTTGTGCAATCAGAATTGTTAAATAACTTTGTCGCCGGAATATTTCCAGCAGTGCTATTTAATCCGTTCATTTTGACCTCTTAATAATTCTCAGCAAAATTTCAACCGCTGACGGTTTGCGCTTCGTCTGTAAACTATTTAACAGTTCTGACTGACCATGTGACGGGTGCCAGCGCTTACCGTTTTTTCCTGCGATCCAGCCATGCCCGTAATGCATGGAAGGGCTTTGCTTAACCAGGAGGGACGCGAACGACGGTTCATTACTCATCATCGCCTCACATATACCCTAAAGAAGCACCGAGGCCGTTTACTGCATCAACCATGCTCGACATAGCCGGGTTAGCCTGGAGGCGCGCCTGCAATGCCAGTGCGGTCAGCGAAAGCATGCGAATGCCCGAGTTAACGCTTTCTATCATGCTGTTTTTACGTGATGGAGTAAGGCGCTCTTGCGAAACCGCATTGCCGGCCAGTTGGCCGAGCTCACTCATGGCGCGCATGACATAGGTTTGCAGCTTTTCCTGAGCCAGCTCATTAACCGGCACGCATGGCAGACAATGAATCTGCGCGAGAAAACCATCAACGAGAGTTGAGTCTTCGGTCAGGTCTGTAAGCGTCCAGATTTCGCGGGGCGTTAACTGGTGCGGTTGTTGAGGGTTGAGCTTATTCCAAAGAGTGTGCGGCTTGATGCCCGCTTTAACTGCCAGTTCTCGGACGTTATGTGATGCAGAGAATTTCCGACAGGCGTCATCAAAGTGATCATGTGAGGAAACACGAAAATCTAACATGCAGTAAATCCTTTTATCTTACAAAATTAAGTTACTGAAACACGGCGTAGCGTGAATTCATTGCCTGAGCTAACAACTTTGCACGAAAGGCAATCATGTTGATGCGACCAAGGCCACCCTCGCGGGTGCGCGGCACAAGGAGCAATTCGCCGCGCTTAACCATCTCTTTAACAGTGTTCAAGCTACAACCGTATTGCTTTGCAAACTCGTCATATGAGAGGAAGTCGGGGCCTGAAGGGATTGCAATTTGAAGATGCATGAGTAACTATCTCCGGTTGAGTTTATTTTTGGTATGTTCTGGCACATTTGCGGTGTGCGGAGCGAATATTACTTTCCATGTGGATTGTTGTAAAGATCACATTGGAATATTTCAGGGGTGCCGATTGGATAGCAAGGGCGAGTCAGTAAAGAATTTGATTGAAAGAATCCTTATTTCTTATGGAGTTAAGACAAGACAGGAATACTCTGATCTTACAAAAATTCCTTTGCCAACAATCAGCAATTGGGTAGCACGCGGGAAGGTTCCTGGTGATTACATAGTGCAATGTGCACTCGATACAGGTGTTGACCTAAAATGGCTCTCTGAAGGAGTTGATCTTGCAAATGTAAGATTGAGTGATGCTGCTTACCCTTTGCAGGGTTCCAAGCTTATGGAGGCTATGAAGCTTTCAGGAGGTAAAGACGTTTTACAACGCATCATGCAGGCTTACGGATTCACTCTGCAAAAAGAGCTCGGGGATCATTTAAATATCCCATCCGGGACGATGAGCGCATGGATTCGCCGCGACCATTTTCCGGGCGATGTAATTATTGTCTGCGCACTCGATACAGGAGCATCTTTGTACTGGCTAGCCACTGGCAATGGTGGAGTTAAAGATAAAGCAATTGAAAAGCCGCTCGCTGTTTCTCCGGCCGGTTTAAAGCAGATACCCAAATACAACATACAAACAGGAAAGATGGATTATGTTGGCATGTGGTTTTGTGATGAATCGCTTCTTGAGGCTAATACAGAAAAGCCTGCTCTGATTGAGAAAAATGGTTTTCGCTGGCTTGTTGATCTTGATGTCAAGAATATCGCGAATGGTCGGTGGCTCATTGACGTTGATGGAACCTGCGATGTTTACGACATATCTCGCCTGCCAGGCAACAAGCTAATTGTAAAAAACAGCTCTTCACAGTTTGAATGCAAAGTTGATGAGATCGACTGCGTAGGCATGGTTTTTTTGACACTGAGTAAAAATATTTAATCATGGCAGTAAAAAAACTCCCGTCAGGTGAATGGCTTTGTGATTTTCGCGTTGATGGCCGCGATAGTCGCCGTGTGCGGAAGCGCTTTGCTACCAAAGGCGAGGCAGTTTCTTATGAACAGTACTATCGCGACGAAGCGCAAAATAAGCCGTGGCTATCGGAAAAGGAAGACAGGCGCAAGCTAAGCGAGCTGATAATGCTTTGGCATAATCTCCACGGACAAGCCCTTGTGGCTAATAGGTCGAGACTGGCAAAGCTGAAGATAGTCTGCAACGGGATGGGTGATCCTGTTGCATCGCAAATTACCGCCAAGGATTGGGCGCACTATCGTGACCGGCGTTTACGAGGTGAAATCGACAACGGTTTCCATAAAGACAAAAACAAATGGATCGCAAAGCCGATAACGGTGAACCGTGAGCAGCACTATCTTGACGCCGTATTTAACGAGCTCAAAAGGCTAGGGGAGTGGAGTTTACCTAACCCGCTTGAGGGGATTCGCATATTTAAGGAAGCCGAAAAGGAAATGTCATGGCTCACCCTTGAACAGATCCCGCAACTCCTTGATGCCTGTAAAAGATACGGCAAAGAAGATCTGACGATGATAGTGAGGGTCTGCTTGGCTACCGGCGCGCGATGGAGTGAGGCCGAAAGGTTAACTCGTTCGCAGCTGTCGCCCTGCAAACTCACGTTCACCAAAACCAAAGGCAAAAAAAATCGCACGGTTCCAATCCCAAAATATCTTTATGAGGAGCTGGTCAATCGGCAGGGGCGTATGTTCAAGCCCTGCTATCAGGATTTTAAGAAAATGCTTCTGCTTACCAATATCGAACTTACCGAAGGGCAAAAAACTCACGTTTTACGCCATACGTTTGGTGCGCATTTTATGATGCAAGGCGGAAACATTTTGGTTTTGCAAAAAATCCTTGGGCACGCCAACATCCGCGAAACTATGAAATATTCGCATTTTGCCCCTGATCATTTAGAGCAAGCTGTCGAGCTGAATCCCCTTAGCGCGGCAATGTCCACTGAATGACCACAGAGGATGTGCCAGGCTGGTCTAAAGCATATTTAGGATGTGCGTAACTTATTGAAAAATTTATAAATGATTGATTTTATTTAATGTAAATTGAAAGCGTCTGAACTAAGATTCGCTTAAGCGACATCCTGTTAGAAAGGGCTGGCCGAAAGGCTGGCCCTTTTTTTATCCCATCGCACCTCTCGAGTTAACCCTTTTGTCATAAATCATTTACAATGCTTGCCTCTTGAGTGGAGGGGAAGTGGATAACGTACTGCATCAGCCTGACCGGAAACGCGCAGCGGCATTGATCGCGCTGTTTGCGATCCTGCTGATCGTGGTAGCACCGCTTATCTCCGTCTCGTTGCAGAAAGATCCCATGAGCGCCATGCCGGGCATGCATCATGACATGAGCATGATGTCGATGGACGAGCATCACGTCGATATGCCGCACACGATGCCTGTCGACCATGCGGAAGCCTGTGGCTACTGCGTGCTGTTAGCGCATGTCCCTGGCGTGATGCTGGCGCTCATCGTCCTGCTCAGCGTGGTGCTGCAGAGGCTTCGCGTTAAGCCGCCGCGTCAGGCGGTCAGCCACTGGCACTTCTTCCCCTGGCTATACCCGGATACCCGCGCGCCGCCGCCGCAGTCTGCTTTTTCCCTTTAA